ACCTTTATCTGATTTGTTTGAAAAAGATTGATACTCTGATCTATTTATTTTTGTAAGTGGAAAATCAATATTATCTGAGTTTCTAAAAGATGCTTCTAGTACATCTTCAACACCATACACAGCAGTTGCATCTGATGTACCATCTGAAGTTGATCTAAACATAGTATAGACTGATTGACCATTAACTAATGTGATTGAATTGTTTAATATTTCCCAATAATGCAAACCTCTGTTTGCCCATTCTTGAAATAAAATATTTAATGATCTTCTCGCACCTTTTAACTGATATCCTGATACACCTTGAATACCAATTCTTTCATAAGCTTCTTCTACAATATCAGCAATAGAAAAACCTTTTTCAAAGGTAGCTGTTCCAGAGGTAGTGTTAGCCATTTAACCTCCTATTTGTCAATCAATAAAGTAGCTGCGTCTATGTTTGTAATAGTAGAAACTTTCATTCCACCTGGAAATAATATTCCGTCTTCAGGAATGTTCATTGAAAAAACATCTCCAGTAGGAACGTCAGCTTGAAACAAAGTTGCACTATCAGTATTATCTTGAAGTATAATTGTTCCAGCACCTCCTCCGTCTGACGCTAAAACAATTCCTCTTAATCTAGTTCTTCCAGCAAATACTGCTCCTGTACCTGTAACTCTAACCGATTTTACATCACTTTTCATAATTTTATATTCTCCGTTAAATTAGGTATGGGCCCGAAGGCCCACACTAAATTAATTATTAACTTACTGCTGCACTAAAAGGTGTAGCTAAGTTACTAGTTCCACCAGAATGAACTTGAACACCCCATCTGTTTGCACCAATAGCTTTGCAAGTTATGATTGATCCAGCTTTTCCTCCAGTTGTGGTACCATTTAAAGTAATAGTATCTGAAGCAGCTGCAGTCATAAAACCTTCAGTGTTATCGTTTGTATCTGTATCAACAATGATTGCATTACCAGTCATTGTATCACTAGCATTTGCAACTTGTAAGATAAAACTACCAGTTTTATCTTCTCCAATGTAGATCTCAAAAGAAGCACCTAAGTTGTTTGCTGAGTTTGGATCGTTACCTGGACCCGCAACACCTGAATCAGATGAAGAGTTGATTGCAGGTAAAGTCAAAGTAGCTGCACCAGCAACGTTGTGATATAACATTCTACCAGCGTGTGTATCAACAGTTAAAGAAGTTGCACCTGCTCCGATGCTAACAGAATTTCCTGTTCCAACACTTTGAAAACCATTAAGTGATTTTACTGGTCCTTGAAATGTAGTTTTTGCCATAATTGTATCCTCCTAGTTTTCCGAACATAGTCTCTAGGCCGTCGACTATACGCGTCTATGTTCTAATAATTGTATAGTGATTAATTTATATACTAGATTTAAATTGAGTGCAAGAGATCCCGTAGTGTGGATTGGATTTTTCCAACGATGTAGCTTTTTATTAAGTAGCTACAGAAACTTGTGGAGCAGATTTAGCAGCTTTTGCTTCTGCTATTTTTATATGGTTTATCAACTCTCTAACTTTGTGGTCGATTCTAACCATATCAAGAGTATATTTTCCATTACTCTTATGCTCTTGCTCCCACTTCTTGTCTAGAGCTTTTTTCTGTTGGTAAAGCTCCTGGATGTGGTTGTCCATTTATAACCTCCTCATAGGTTATTCTGTGCTTACGAGAGTCATACATATCTCCCGTATATTCCCAATTTATATCATTTTCTCCTAGTTTGTCAACAATTGCTTGTTCAAGAGAAATTGGGTCGTCCTTGGACTGGACTTCAAATTTTGCGTGATGATCGTAGGCTACTATAGTTACAATAAATTTTTTCATGGGTTTGTCTTTCTAATTTTTAATTGTGGCGGAACAGTGTCCCGCCACAAAAATTTAGGTATTAAGCACCTTCAACACCGAAGATACCTCTGAAGTCAGATACTCCAAATGAGTATCTTTCTCTAGCTTTGTATCTTACGTTGCCAGTATCAAAATCACCTTCCATAGCAGTTTTAATAGCTGCTCTTTGGAAGTATTTCATACCATTAGGCACATCTGTAGTGATATAGAACGCATCTGTATCTGTTAAGAAATTGTTAACCACATAACCTTGTGGAACCATTCCCATAGATCTTACAGCGTTGATATCATTATCAGCTGTTCCAACTCTTTTCTCAGACTTCATCAGTCTTTCTGCTGTGAATTGTAGCTCAGAAGGAATGATCATTTTCAATCCTCTTGCTGCAATTTTTAAACCTCTTTCATCTGTCATTTGAGCGATATCAATTAAAGATTGCTCTAATGAAGTTTCGTTAAGGTCAGCTTGAGTTGTTAAAGTGTTTTTAACCGTACCAGCAATTGTCGGGTGAGCTGTGTTAAATAATGAAACACCATCACCTGAATTGAAATTGTTAGTAGTTGGTAATCCTTGAATTAGTGGATTAACAGCTTTAACTTGTTTTGTTTGTGCCATTGATCTAGCTAACGCTTTTGTGTATCTAGATGCTAATCTGTCATACAGATTATCTTCAATAGCTTCTTCAGTGATCGAGAACGCTAAAGCCACTGTTTCGTGAGTGTATCTAGCAGTGAAAGTCTCTTGAGCATTGTCAAAAGTCACTCCAGAACCTTCAGGTTTAACCTGAGCTTGAGCAAATCCTGATAACATTACTTCTTCTTCGAACGCTCTGTCAGAAGATTCTGTAACGTAGATCTCAGCATGCTGATTCTCGTACTGTTTATATTCCAGGCCGAATAAGGCATTCAAACCTGGCTCTAGTTCCTTGACTAGTTGTCCTCTACTTATCGCCATAATTATACTCCTTATACTCCGTCTGTGCCTTTTAATTGGTGTTCGTTAATGATCGTAACAAGATTAACGTTAGCAGAACCTGCTTCGTTATTGTCTGGATCTTTAGAGATACCAATTATTCTTAGTTGAGCAGAACCAGTCTTTTGATCTGACTGATCAAGTTCCACTTTTGAAACGAAACTTGGTGAACTTCCTGCTGTATAACTAATGTCAGCGTTTAACCCGACGTCTGCTGCTGCAGTTGCGCCAGTTGATTGAACTTCGAACCTTTCATAAGGATCATCTGATACGAAACCGACAATGTCAGTTGCTGTATTAGATGCCTTCAAATGGTTCGCAAATGTTGGTTTGCTTGTTGAAGCATCAGTGAAAAAGACACCATTAAGGGGTCCTAATAAAGCATCACCTGCTGCCGCTACACCAATAGTACCAGTAGCTAAAATTTCTACTGGGTCACCTTGATAAATAGCAGTCGCAGAAGCTGCGATGCTGTACTCGGATAAACCTTGATTGTCTTTGTTCTGACCAACTTTTCCTATTGCTCTCAAACCGAAAGCGGCGTCTTTATTTGCCATAGTTGTGTCCTCCTTTAGACATTTATTGATTTATCCTTTGATGGTTAAGAATTCTTATTAGGATTTCTTTGAGCCACCGAAGGTTACACGAGACTGCCTATCAATATTGATTGGCATACTCTGATGCTGCTCCTTCATAAGATCGTTGTCTAACGCTTCGACTTGTTCCATACCTTGTTTGGCATAGTAATCTTGTCTTTGCTTTGCGATCTCTTCCGGTACCCTTGTCAGCACAAGGCCACCAACTCCGATCACTCCTGCGTATTTTCCATCTTCTACAATCGGATAATCTGAATCAGGATATTCATCAGCTCTTACCAATTCGTATCCTTGTCTTATTCTTCCCGATACATTTTTTGTATCATTAAAGCCAAGACTCTCAGCTCTTACCCATCTATGTCTAAAACCTGTAGGCGCAGGTGGTGCATCTAAAGATGACGGTGGAGACCAAACTTTTTTTTGAGATGTTTTTTCTCTAGTCTGACTCGCACGTGAGGTTCGTTTATCGTTTTTATTTTCCATATGCTATACCTCCTTCGTGATTTTTAGTTGTTTCGCATATTCTTCAAGTGGCACACCTAATTTTTTAGCGATTGCTACCTGTGATGGTGTGAGCCTCACAGTCTTGCGACCTGCATTTGTACTTCGCTTCGCACTAGCTACTGTTTGTACAGGTTTGGCCGTGTTTTCCCTATTCTCTGCATTATTAGCAAATTTGTGCGGGAATTCAAGTCTTATTCTTTTATCTATTTCAGAATAATACTCATCACTTGTAGGGTCAAAACCTTCTTCTTCAGTTAGTTTCTTATGAAGATCAAAAGCAGTATAAGTCATGGCTGAATCTTGTCCAAACCATGAATTTTTACTAGCCCAGTCTTCAGCTTTAGGATCAGGCGTACCTCTAGACGCTTGTTGCCTATTTAAACTGACTTCAGGTTTTCTAACCTCTTTTTCTTTTGCAAACTCTTCTTGTTGAGCTTTTGTCTCAACAAATTTTGCGTGTTTATAACCAAGCTCAGATATTTTTGCTTGAGCTTCTACTTCAGCATTAATATCTCCAGCTTCTCTAGCTTTAGATAATTCAGCTTTTGCAGCTTTTAATCCTTCAACAATTGAATCCTCTGTTGATTTCATAAAACTTGGTTCGAGCTTTGAGATTTTCTTTTCTGCTTCTTCTTTTGCTTTTATTTGAGATTCAGCATAACTTAAAGCTTCTTCTTTTTGTCTCTCAGCTTCTCTCCATTTGTGAGTTAGCTTGGCTATTCTTCTCTGAACTGATTCAGAGTATTTTTCTAATTCTTCTTCTTTCTTTTCTTTCGTCTCTTTTTTCTCTTCCAGTTTTGTTTCACGTTCGTTTTCAAACGTTTTATCTTCAGAGGGTTGTTCGGAAGTTTCTGTTTGTTGTACAACTTCCTCTTCTTTCTTTTCCTCCGGCAGTTCTACATCTACCGCTGGACCGGAAGTATCGATGTCTACTGTCTTGTTTTCTTCTTGCATAGTTTTACTCCTCTATGATTAGTATTGATGAAGTATGTCTTCTGGGTTTTCGATTGTAGCGAGCACTTCATCGTCGTTGAGAATTCTCACCTCACCACCATCTATTTGTATCCTAGATCCTGCATAACGTGCGAAGACTACCCAGTCTCCAGTCTTGCACCATGGACCTTCAGGAAATTTTTCTTTATCATAACAATGTGGACCTTGTGCTAAAACTAATCCACATGTAGAGGCAACCTGTTGTCGCTCCAAAGTATCTTGACCAATGTATAAACCACCTTTTGTTTTTTCAGGCATTTTAAATGGAAGAACTATCATTCTCCAACCAGTTGGTTTTGGTAATTTTTCTGTTTCTTTTGTTTTTAAACGCTCGTAGCCTTGAACTTCTTTTTTATGTTCGTCTTCGTATTTATCTAATAAGGCTGATTTAGTCTTCGGGACTTTCGAATTTGACGACGTTGTCTCTTTTATTATCATCTTTTTGCTCCTTTGGTTCTAGCAGGTTAGAGATTTCCTGTAAAATTGTTGCATATGCATGCGCTTTGCCCAACATATATTTGTATTTTTCCATATTGTCAACTCCACCAGACATCATATTCTCTCCAATAGAGTGATAATTATCTTTTAAATATTTTTGTAATTTAGCAATTATAATAACTTCTTCTTTCAACATTAAAATTTAAACTCCTGTAGTATCTTTAATTTCTCTTCTGCACTCGCAATCTTTTCGACTAATTTATCTACTTCTTCAATATGTTGTGGATGTTCACCTATTCCAACAGAGTTATTTAAATAAATATGTATTGTTGCATCAGCTTCTGATATCTGTGCATTATATTTATCTTCTAGTGCTTTTAGTATTGCCTTTTTCATTTCTTCTTATAGCTTCCTTTCCTTTCTTAGCAATAGAAGCAACTTGACTCTTTCCCATCACTTTAGCTCGTTGTTCCATTACAGTTAGTATTTGTATTTTTCTTGCAAACGGTTTGTTTACACGTTTGACTTTTGCAACAGTTGCTCTCGCATCTGATGGTGTTGCAAATTTTATTCTAACAGTATCTTTAGGATTTTCATCTGTGTAGAGTCTTCTACCAGATCCTTTTGGTTTTTTACCTGTTCCCTTTTTTGGATCTGCCATAAGACTTCATTTCTTTAATATGTTTTTTTATAATGTTTGATTGTTTTTTATGTAGCTTGGAAGCTTTACCTAAAGCTTTTGCTACCTTGTTTAGTTTTTTAACCATTTAACACTTCCATCTTCTACGCGCCTGACGAAGTCTTGAATTGGGATCAGCCGCTGCTTTTGGAAACTTTTTCATTTGTCCTGCGCTTCTTGCACAAAACGATTTACGTCTTTTTGCAGCTTTTGATCCTGGTTTGACTTTGCCAGTGACCGCTGTTTTTAGTTTTGAACCAGGATTTTCTCTTCTATATCGGGCGACCCCAGCCTTTGTCATCCCTGCTCCAGACTTTGTAGATCTGAAATACTTTTTAGTTTTAGGCGGCTGCCTATCTCTTTTTCTCATTAGTCAAGCATGCCTTTGTAATATTTTTTATAACTTGGATTGCCTACTGTTTTTCCATCTATATCTAATTTTATAAAACTTCCTATGTATCCACCTTCAGCAGCTTTTTTTCTTTTAGTTTTTGCAAATGTTGCAGCTCTACTAGGTGTAGGGCCTGTATTCGCTTTCGCTTGTTTTCTTGCGACGGCACCCGCACGTTGCCCTTTGGTCATCCGTCTTGCTTTTGCAATGGGCACGCATTTTGGATAATTTTTTCTTTT